CCCTCAGAAAGGGTTTCAGTCTTGGTCTGTGCTGGAACTTGCTTGGAATTGAAATACGATTCCTTCAGAGTTTCCAGTTTTTCACGATATGTTTCTTCACTTTCAAACTCAACACCTTCCGCCAGGGAAGCAAGTTTTTCCTTTTGTGTGGACGCGAGTCCATCGGAAACTTGATCAAGAATACCATCAGCAACTGATTCAGCAAGTCTGCTGTTCAGAGTGATGTTCTTCTCAATTTGCTCGTTAAGCTTGGTCTCCATGTCATCAAGTTTTTCTACCATGCTCTCGACTACATCATATTTGTCTTCAGGGATTGATACATAATGTTCTTCAAAAAGATTCTTCATTCCAGCAAGGAATGATTCAGTCATTTCGGTCTTCAGACCGTTTTCAATAGTGAGTGCGTTTTCTTCAAACCACTCATCAGAAACATACTCAAGGTAAGAATCAACACGCTCAGCAAGTGCTTCTTTCTCTTCATTGAGAGCAGCAACAAACTTCTCTTCGTATTGTTCTTCCAGAGTTGCTTGAATTTCGCTAAGTTTAGCGTTGATAGCAGCTTCAAAGATGGTCTTTGCTTTTGCTTTGAACTCCTCAGAAAGTTCTTCGCCACCAAGAAGTGCGTTTACATCTTCTTCAAGATCATACTCAGCAACCTCTTCTTCAGATTCAGCGACTACCTCTTCGGTTGTCTCTTCCTCTTCTTCGATTACTGCTTCGGTGTCGAACTCTTCTTCTTCCTTTTTCATGGACTTCATAGCTTCTGCGGATTTTGCACCTTTGTTAACTACGTCTTTAACTTGCTTGAGAGTTCCGCCGGGAGTGCTCAGTTTTGCTGAGTCATCATCGGGCTTGTAGTTTTCGGGGGTAGGACCACCCAAATCTTCTACAGAACCCAGTTGGGTTCCTGGATCAGACATTTTAGGCATTGCCTCAGCAGCCTTCGCACCACTGTTGACAGCGGTACGGGATTGTTGTGTCTTTACTTCCATTTCTTGTAATGATTTTCCACGGGACATTTGAACTCTCCGATTACCTTTCGATTTTAATCTATATTTATTTATAAAGTTATAAATTAGAAAGGAACTGATCAAATAAGAACAGCTTGTTTTCTTCTAATTGTTTTGTGTCAACTAAAGTATTGATTTGAGCGTATGTTTTCTCTGCAAGTTTTTCGCGGAGAATACCACCGTCCCATACCCAATCTTTTCCTTCCATAATGCCCTCAACAAAAGCATCAGGAGCCGAAGGATCAGCAACAATATCAGCAGCAGTAGCGAGCATAAAATCTTCGCCTACAACATTTACACCTTCGCGGGTTTGTTTTATTGAACCAATACCCCTAGATGAAACACCAAGTTTTACACCCTCATCAATCAGTGAAGCAGCAATCTTACCCATGGGGGTGTTGAGGATTTTTGCTTTACCAATAAAGTTGGAACCAGATTCTTTCAGAGAAACAATCTTATGTGAAACTCTGTCGAGATTTACAGTAGGACCATCTGGATGACCCAACTCACCAAGTGCTCTCCCAGAAACAATATTGCTTTCATTATAACGAGCAACTTCTCTTCTCAGAGTCTCCATAGGATACATACGACCATTACGGTTTTGAATGTTACCCTGAAGGAAAACGCCTTCGATATACAGACTCTTCTTACCGTTGCGTTGTTCAACGATAAATTCAACCTGTTCGATTTCTTCTGTGATGAGTTTCATTTGATTAACCTGTAAATCCTACTTTTGCGCCTTTTACATTTGCATTTGCAGCAAGAACAACTTGTGCTGGTTTCTTTTCTAAAAACTCAACAGCACCAGCTGGAAGAGTCATAGAACCAATACCTGCACCACTTTGTTCTTCTAAAAGAGTAACCAAATGTGCTGACGAATCTGTATTGACCAAGCGCACCACAGTTGCCTCACTAAAACTAGTGGCAGTTCCTACAGTGGTTGGACATGCAATTTCAGCACCTACTAGTAATGTTCTGGCCATGTTATTGCTACTGATATATTTTATTTATACTTCTTCTGTATCTTCTTCTGTATCAACAGAATCATCTACAACTAATTCAACTTCATCTTCAACTTCGACTTCAACATCGTCTTCGCCAAAAACTCCATTAGCAACAACGGAACGTGCTGCTTCTACTCTTTCTGCACTTTTTGCAAAAAGCATATCTTTGATCGTATCACTAATTTGAGATGGTGATTCGTCAGCGATAATCATATCTAAAAGATCATCCATTGATATTTGTCAGTAAATTACTAAACGTATTTATATTTCCCCACCCTTGGGAATTTTAGGTGCTTCTGTTGCATCCTCATCAGGAGATGGTTCTATTTGAGGTTTACCTAAATCAGTAGTTGCTGATGTTGGTGCCCCTTCTGCTGGTGGTGCCATATCAAATGGTAAACCAGTTGTTGGATCAATAGTTGCGGGATCAGGATAAAGTCCTGCTTTTATTTCTTTTGCCATGAGTTCATCCTGCTCAATAATCTCCAAGTCAGTTTGACGGAGAACTTGACGACGGATAAAGTCCTGAGAATAATACTTACCGATATATGGTTCTGCCGATTGAAGAAGAGTCATTCTTTCATTCATCAATTCAGCATCTTTCAGTTCAGAGAAGTGATTATCATATAGGAAATCATACTGAATATACTCACTCATATTTTCCCAATCTTCTGGAGTAATAATATTCTTCAGAAGCAATTGGGTCTTGAGCATATCATTGAACATATTTGAGAATCTTTTTCTCAAACGTCCAACAAACTTGGTAAATTTCAGTTCATCTCTTAGGATTTCGGAGGACCTACCCAGATTAAATCCGCCTTCGCCATCCATCCTAGACGGCGGGACGTTGAGTGCTCTGTATAACTTCTTCTTAAAATACTCAATGTCCGTGATTTCTCCAAGGTTTTGTCCTCCTGGAAGAGTAGAAATTTCAGTACCACGTCCTCCCTCTCTGCGAGGTAACCAAAAATCCTCAAGCATTGACATGTATTTTTTGTCATCACGAATCTCTCCAGTCTGTGCATCATATACTAATTTGTTTCTGTAACGCTGCATAACGTCACGCAGATATTGTTCTGCTTTTACCTTGGGAAGATTGCCAACATCAATATAGAAAATTCTACGTTCTGGTGCTCTTGAAAGTCTGTAAATTACCAGAGCATCTTCAATCATTCTAAGTTGATTGAGTGCTTTGATTGCTTTATGAAGATAGGAAAGTGTAATACCTTTATTTCTATCTACAAGACCAGAGGTACAATAGGTAACAGAATCCTTTGTCATCTTAATTCCTTTACTACCTTGTTGGTTAGTAATAGGATTGGTAGATGGATATGAACCCTTAGGATTGTAGATAAAAAACTCTTCAATATCAGGAAAGTCATAACCAGTAGGACTTTGCTCTTCTCTAAAACTTCTAACAGAAGATCCGTCCTCTCCGGGTTTTTTCTTTTGTTTTCTGACATAGCGCATCTTCATTGCGTCAATCCAACGCAATTCTTGAATACCCTCTTCAGGTTTCTTTAGGTCAATGATTTTATGATAATAAAGACGACCGTCAATGTACCAATTTCTATAAATTTCGTGTGCTTTATTATTAAAATCTAAAAGATCAAGAATATACTTGAACTCTTTACGTATTTTTGTTTTGATGCCATCACTGGCATTCAGTTTAGAAAGTTCAATTTCGACAGGTGTTTCGTTAGTATCAGAAACAATTGCCTCATTTACAATATCTTCAATTGCACTATCCACTTCAGGATGAAGTGCCATCTCTCTGTATCTACGAATTAGATCGTATTCTGTCCTGTAAATACCCTCAATATCAAGGTAAGAACCAAAGAAACCACAACTATTTGAATAATAATCAACCCCGTCCCCATTATTAGGGGGGACAGGGGAAACTGTAGTTGGTGATTGTTCTTCGGCATCCTCAATTGAGAATCCAAATAATCTTGACGCCATGATTTATTTTCTAGGGTATACTTCCTGTATACCCTATTTAGCGTTCAATTATTGACCGCCTGCTTCGTTCAGGTTAGCCTCACCGTTCTCGTTCTGCTGAGTAGTAGGACCAGAAGAACTTGCCAGGATGTTGTTGACCTGGAATTCTACTGTAAACTCCTCAATCTGATCGCCATTATCGTAGGACAGGTCGATCTGAGAAACGTTGGTGGGGAAGATATCAAGGAATTGATACTGTGCAATGATAACGTTCTCTTCACCTTCGTTGTTGATGGAAGCCATCGTGCTGCCTCTACCCAGATGGTAGACAGTAGCGTTAGACATATACGCTCCTGGTTGTGTAGCACCGATGTTGTTGTCAAGACGTGCCATCAGTTCAACCCACTGCTCAAATGCACGGCGGATTGCTTGGTTCTCATCATTGATAACAGTGATGGTCCAAGGATCGATGGTTCTATCACCAGCGACCTTGAAGATACGTCCTCTGAAAGGAACATCAACTGACGCGATGTTTGAAGCAGGGATTGCTGCTGCCTTACACATAAACTGGAAGGTTTCAGCATCCCAACCAATACCGCCAGGGAAGGCGGTAAGTTCTACTTCAAACAGATTGGGGCGGGCACCGCCGCCAATCAGTCTAGACTTGAATTGAGAAAGGTTTTTGTTTGCTCTTGTTGCCATTGGTTTTTCCTCTTATGGTAGATAGTTAGTATTTTTTAAGAATCAAACTCTACCTGCGACTTCTTCAAAGCTAACGCCAGTGCGTGTAGCAACGAAGGTCAGGGTGATGTAGTTGATGGACTTGGTTGGTTTCAGGAAGATGTCTGCTCTGAACTCATTGTTATCAATGATGTCAGGAGTGTTGTTTGTTTCGTCACAAACAACCAGGAAACCATAGCAACCGCCCTTTGCCTGAACGTCACGAAGATAAGGTTCAACAACATTTCTGAAGTTGGCTCTTGTCAGTTCGTCGTTCAGTTCAAAGAGTTGAGCTTGTGCTGCTTTTTCAAGTGCTTGCTCAACGGTGAGGAACAGTCTTCTAACGTTGATTCTATCGAATGCAGACTGGTGATTAAGTGCAGTCTTGTCTCCAAAGAGGAATGTGCCTTGACCAGGTTTGGTAACGAAAGAGTTAATTCTGTTAGGATACAGTTTATCTCTCTGTGCCTTAGTTGGGTTATAGGCAAGTTTGATTGCGTTTCTCAGAACACCTCTTCTCTGTCCAGCAGGCGAGAACCAAGGATAAGCAACGATAGCGGTGCGAGTCATCATACCTGCGATGTCTGCGTTACAAGGAATGTAACGGAATTCGTTATTGAATCTATCGAAGGTGAACTTATAACCACTGTCGAATACAGCGTAAGAAGAAGACTGGAGAGGAGTGAAGTACTCAATCAAATTATTAGTTTGAGTTGTAGTATTCGTTACGTTAACCAGGTCTGTTCTGTGAGGTCCGATCAGTGCCATGCAATCCTGTCTTTGCTCTGCAAGAGAGATCAGATAGTTTGCTTTTGCTTGGGACTCAGACTTGTTACCAAGACCAGGACCCATGATAATGTAGTCAACTTCAAGTTCTTCTTTGTTTTCAAAGAGTTGATATGAAGTCTTGAGATCGCCCAGAGTTGCCAGCATACCGTTGGAGTTGGAGTAATCTCCACCACCAGTCAGACCGTAACTAATATTACCGATACCGCTGAATGTTACGCCTTGTGTCTTCTGACCCCAGAGACCATCGCCAACTGTTACAGGGGTGTAACCGGAGGAGAAACCAAGTGCGCGGGGTTCAGTTCCCCAGTTTGCATCTCTTGCTTGCGAAGGATTGTAACCTGCATAGACATTCTTGGAGAAGTCTGCAATATATTCCTTGTAGTAAATTCTCTGAGGAGCGTTTACTGCGGAAGTTGCATCCAGTGACTTAGAAAGATCAATGTGCTTCTCAAGAATATTACCCTGAATACCTGTTACTTCTCCAGTTTCATCTACAACAACAACGTGAATGCCGTCGTGCTTACTTGCTCTGCTTGTAGCAAAGAGAGTAGAAGTAGGTCTAGGAGCAATGGACTTCCAGAATACTGTGGAGTTGTCCAGACCCAGAGTTTGCTGATCATACCAGTCAACAGCGGTAGTTGGTGTAATTGCTGCTGTTGCAGAACCACCAGTGTTGATACCTGAATTGTTGACGAATACCAGACTATCAGCAGTATCGAAGGAAGCAAATGCCGTACCTTCTTGATATGTAACTGCTGTTTCAGTTGAACCACCACCAACGGTTTCTACGCGAGAAACAACCTTAACATCGATGGTTGATTGACCAGCGGTAGAAGTACTAACACCGGTAATGATGCCTTTCAGGAAACCTGTGAAGGACGATGTTGTGCCTGAACCAGGAATCGTAACGCCGTTAAGCGAAGCGGTTACGCCGTAACCGATTTGAGCACCTGCTGCAGTAAGACTGGTTGTATTGATACCCAGTGTTTGGTCTGCCATGTCATCAATGACACAGACTTTTAGACCATTGCCCCAAGAACCAGGGTTCTTAGCAGCCCATGTGAAATCTGTAGCACTTGTGTGATTGTTCAGGTAATCATCGTAGTTGAGAACCTGAAGTGCATTTGTGGATGCAATCCCTACCCCTGCGTTTGCGTTATTCAGAGTAGTTCCGCCTGTTCTTACAACCTTCAATACGCCGCCGTATGAAAGGAAGGAAGAAGCAGACATCCAGTATTCATACTGTGCATCGTTGCTCTTAGGCTTACCGAATGCTTCGATGAATTCTACCTCGCTGTTTACTTGAACAACTTCATCCACAGGACCGATTGCGAAGGGACCCGCAATTGCTCCGATATTATCTAAAACATTATCAGCTCTTCCAACAGTAAGATCAACTTCTCTGATTAGTATACCAGGAGATAATTGAGGAGTCGCCATGTTTTTCTCCGTAAATCTCAGTTTAACTAAAAATTATTTAGTGAAACAGGTATTTTCAGTGGGGAAACATGGCGTGACCTACCAGTCTGGATAACTCCAATCCATAACCGAATTATTTTTCTTTTTGGTTGCCTTTACTCTATCGATGGTACACTCTTTACACTCATATGAATATGAAGATGCTACTGGTCCTCTGTTCTTTCTTGTCCTATAGAAACCTTCTATAAGATTTTTAGTTTCACCACAAATTCTGCATTTTCTATCAGCAAGCAATAAGTGCCCAAGTTTTATTTGTTTATCAAAATTGTCGTCCAAATCCATTCAATATCGCCACATATAATCCATGCCGCCTGCTGTCTCACCATACTCAGATCCATTAAACCATCTATCTCCATCACCATCAACAAAACTGTCATCACCTAAACCATCGTCCATAAATCCAAACGGTGCCATATCTTGTTCAATCTGATTCTTCTGTTCCTCATATAATCTCTTACGAACATCTTGATCAGTTAGTTCTTTGAAGTAATCTTGTGCAACCAACCAAGCGTAGATAACCAGACACATAGCAAGGTCATCATTACATCCTTCCTCTGCCTCAAATGAATTGTGTTTAGAGATAAAGGTCGTCAGTTCAGAAATAATTTCATAATCGTTGAAGAGTAATTTATTTTCTTCAACCATCGTTTTTAAGTTGAGTGATCCAACTTTTTTTACAGTCTTAGACATTTTCACACCAAGTTGCGTCTTCTTACCAGAGAAACCCTGACCTACAACTTGACCTGCCCTACCTCTCATAGAACACATCAATAGATTTTGATATTCTAGATCATACTGTAGTATAGATGCTACCTGGTCACCAATATCATTGACCTCACATAAAATAAATGCTTCATTGTAACTCTTACATATCTCCCAAATTAGATTGGGGAACAACATTGGTTTGATTGAATTATTTCTATACTTAGCGACTACCTTGTGCGGAAACTGTGTAATATCTACAATTACAAAAGCAGAATAATCTTCACCAACACCTCTTGCTACGTCAACGGTACAAACGTAGTCATGGTTATTTTCTGGTTCTACATATACGTCTAAACCAGCATTTTGTTTGAGTGGTGAATCATATACTAGTGTTCTAAGTTTTGATGGCGCAATCAAAGTATCAACAGAACCAAGAAACTCACACTCAAACTCAATCTTGAATTGTTGTTCTGATGTGTTAGCAATGGTTTGTTCTCTCCACTTAGAATCTCTACCTGGAACTTCTGACCAGTGGACATCTGTGGGAACATATTCATTTTTACCTTTTTCAGCATCATGCCACATTCGATAGAAGTGGTTCATGCCATGAGGCGTTGATACGATAATTACCTTCGTACTTTTACCGGAAGTAATAGTAGGATAAACAGAGGCAAAGAAGGCATCCGCAATATGGTTTGGAACGAAAGCAAATTCGTCGAGGAATAAGATATTGAACGACATGCCTCGGACAGCACTTGCAGATGTAGAAGCAGCCAGAATCTTTGATCCATTTTCAAGTTCAATGTTACCTTTGTTCCATACTATAACACCTTGCTGCATCCACTTGGGCAGGTTTTCATATGCTGTAGCAAGTCGTGCTAAAAGTTCTCTTGCAGTGGATGCTTTGTTTGCAAGGATACCGATATTTACACTGTCATTAAAAACAGCATAGTGCAATAGATAAGATACACACGTTGTAGACTTACCAGTCTGTCGTGGCATCTTACAGATGTTGAATCTGTGATTATGAAAATTGTTAATAAGTTTTTCTTGGAAATCGTAAGTCTTGAATGGTTGCAAACCATGGTCAAGAGTCACAATCTTCACATAGTTATGAGCAAAATATACTGGGTCATTTTTACACCTCAAATATTCTTCAACTTGCTCTGAGGTAAATTCAATTTGGGTATTCGCCTTTTTAAGAAGGGGATTACCCAAATATACATCATTACTCATAACTTATCAGCAATTCCACTTTCTAAGGGACTTGTTGATTCTGCTATCAGGATCGTTAGCAGTTTTAGAAGAAGTCAACTTCTTCTTCATACCTTTCATTCGCGCACAAAAAGACGCTCTCCTAGGATTTCCAACTTTTTTTGAAGGTGCCTTAAGATCGCTTCCTGGGTTCTCACGCTCATACGACTTCCTGCCTTTTTCATTTAATCCTCCTTCAGAATTTTTACCGGATTTTTTTGTCCAAGCAGCACCTTCTTGAACCTGTAAAAACTGTTCACCAGGTTTGATATCAGAGATATAGAAGGAATTGATTTTGCCGCCAGGATAGATTTTCTCAACCTCTGCCTGAACATCCTTTCTGGATGGTTTACCAGTTTGAGGGAAGAACATCTTAAGCATAACATACTTACCCCTAAATTGAATAGTAGCAAGAATGATATTACCTGTTTTGGCTGGTAACCTTGTAGCTTCTGTCATCGCCTCAATATCATATGTTTCCCATTGAGCAGAAGACTCAACAGTCTTGATTGGTTGAGGTTTGATAAGGTCTTGAATTACCGCAAAAGTATCACCATATGCATCAGTCAATTCTACTTCTTCTTTTTTGGTTTTATTGCCCCAGTTAGCAGCACCTTTTTTGCGGCATTTGACTAGAGCACCAGAAGCATATGCAGAAGGCCATACAGAATACCGTGCCTTTACCTTATGATAGCAGGCATCTTTTTTACCCTCATCTACTGTATTAGTATCAAGTTCTACTTCTTCTTTCTTTGCTTTCTTTTTGACACAGTTTGGATATCTTTTGCCAAACATAGTCTTCATACCTTTCTTTTCATATCCATCCCAACAATCTTCAGATACACCAGATTTTCTGAGTCTCTTTGCTTGACTCTTGTGCATCTCAACAGCCTTATCAAGTTCTTTAGCAATGCCTTTTACACTTTCAGGATTCTTGTGTCCTTCTTTAATTTGAGGTGCCATCACCTTCATATGAGGATCATACTTGACATTAGTTTTCTTTTTAGGTTTAGCATCCTTGATACTAGGAGCATCTTTCATGTGATTTGATTCTGTTCTCACGTTGATTGCCTTCCCTTTTCTATTTGGATTTGGATCTTCTTTTTGTTTACGGCGGAATGCTGCCTCTTCTTCGCCTTTATCTAGGTTACGTTTCATTTTACTGGAACCACACTTTGGTTTTGTGGTTTGTCCTGGTTGTTTTGCACAGGGTTTCCCTGC